GGCGGTATTCAAGAACCACAGCAAGATATATGCGGGCTACAATGAGGCGGAGGACTTCTACTTCGGCATCCAGACGAACGCAAATATCAATACCAACCCGAGAACGGAGCAAGGCAGCATCACCGTGGACAAAGGGCTCTTCGATTTCTACAAGGAGTACTTTGACGGCATCAATTCATTTGAGAAGTAACGAGAAGCGCAGATATGAAAGATCATTTGAAGGAAACGTTCATAATCAATCTGAAGAAAGCGGGGGCCATAGTGAGCCAGGCATGCGAGGCCACCGGCATCAGCCGCAGCACCTTCTACCGATGGAAAGACGACGACCCCGAGTTCAGCACCGCGGTCGATGAGGTGTTCGACATGCAGATAGACTTCGTGGAGAGCAAGCTGATGGGGCTCATCAACGGCGGAGACACGACGGCGACGATATTCTACCTGAAGACACGCGGCAAAAAGCGCGGATGGAACGAGAAGCAACAGCCGGTAGTGGAGATTAACACTGAACCGCAGCAGCCGGAATTCGCTCTGCCGGTAATTGATGCGGAGTCCGGCAAGCAGATGGTGGCCAAGAGGGTGAAAAGCAAGAAGGCCTATCTGGTCAAGCTGCTCAAGGAGCAGGGCAAATACACCGCCGAGCTGTCGATGCAGGCGCAGATAACAGCGCAGCTGCTTGTCCGCACAGAGATTCTGTCGGAAGAGATTCTGTCGGATGAGCATGAAGCGGTGAGCGTGGAGATTTCCAGGGAGGGCAATGAGCGCAGAACGGTCAGCCCGAAAGAGAAACTCTACCTCGACTTCGTTCAGCAGAGTCAGAAGGCTCTGAAGGCACTGGGCATGAACACCGACTCCAAGGAGCGTAAGAGCGATAATGATACCTTCGGAGAGTTTCTGAAGGAATTCAGTGAAGACGGGGATTGAGAAGGTGTTCAAAAAACGCGAATTTTGAACAGAAAAGTGGTGAAAGTGTGCAATTTTCTACGAAAAACGTACAGAAAAGCCGATTTTTTGAGTTTAAAAGCCGTTTTTGTGTAGAAAATGAACAGTTAATCAGGATACAGGCAAAAGGCCCGAATTTGGGCAAATAAAGGCATAATTTGGCATGACGGAGGAAGAAAGACATAAATTCAGGAAAGCGAAGGCGGCAGTCGTCGGTGAGCTGCAGGATAACATCACCGGCTACAAGGAACAATACAAGGCAGCACTGGCCACCGACGCCAGGCTTGGCAGCTACATCGAGGCGGTAATCTCCGAGCCGGAGAAACACAATCTCTTTGAACTGCTCAAGGTGCGCAGATTCTTCGAGCTGCTCGGGCGATGGAGATGGAACGCTAAGAGGGTGAAGCGTAAAATCAAGCTGTACGAGTCGCTGAAGTTCAGCGGAACGACGGGACGCACGCGCTACAAGCTGACGCCTGTGCAGGTTTTTCAGATGGCGCACATATTCGGCTTCACACGACCGGACGGTCGACGACTCATCCGCACCTGTTACATCTTCGTGCCTAGAAAATTCAGCAAGACAACCTTTGCGGCCTTCATGGCAGTTGACGACATGCTCTTCGGCGACAACAATGCCGAGGCCTATGTCGGTGCCAACTCCTATGACCAGGCGAAGAAGTGTTTCAATGAGGTCCGCGCCATCATGTTTGACCTTGACCCCTTGCAGAAGCACTTCCGCATAAACCGTGAGTCGGTGACCTTCAAGGACAAGGGGCGAGACAGCCTGGTGCAGTGTCTGACGGCCAATGCCAAGACCAAGGACGGACTGTTCGCATCACTGGCCATCCTCGATGAGTATGCGCAGGCACGCAACACCGCCAACAAGAACGGTGCCGACCTGAAGAATGTACTCACCACTTCGATGGGCCCGAGACGTGAGCCGTTGACGATGATTATCACAACGGCGAGTGACGTGGTGGACGGTCCGTGCTTCAAGGAACTGGAGGGTGCGAAGAAGGTGCTGCTGGGTGAGCTGAAGAACGACTCCATGTTTGCCGACCTCTTCATGCCGGACGTGGATGACGCGGAGGATGATCCGAGGACATGGGCAAAGGTGCAGCCACATCTGGGCATCACCGTACAGGCTGATTTCTACGAGCAGGAGTGGGACACCGCGCAGATGTCGGCGGAGAACATGCTCGCGTTTCGCACGAAGCTGCTCAACCGCTTCGCCATCAACGAGGCCAAGACATGGTTCACCTACGAGAAAGCGAAGGAGCTTTGCAGCGGGTTCAATATTGACACCGTGGCGGGCAAGCCCGAGTGTGCGGTGGCCTTCGACCTCTCAGTGCATGATGATTTCAGCGCCGTGACCTACACGCTTTACAGTAAGGAGACGAAGCGATTCTATTCACACACCGACTACTACTTTCCGGAGGGCTCACTGAAGGGTCATCCGAATGAACAGCTCTACCGCACATGGCACGAGGCGGGATGGCTGACCTACTGCCAGGGCGACAAGATTGATGTACGCCGCATAGCTGATGACATAATACGACGCTCCAAGAAGCTGAAGATAATACGCATAGGCTATGATGCCTACAAGAGCCAGGAACTGGTGAATATACTGGCAACGGCGGGGGCAAGAGCGGTGCTGCTCCCCTACTCTCAGACCTATGGCAGCTTCAACCTTCCGGTGGAAAGCTTTGAGATGCTGGCCTACGAGAATCCTCCGAAGATTACCATCAGCGAGAATCCCATTAATGTCTATTGTCTGACCAACTGTGTAATCGACGAGGACTCCCTGGAGAACAAGAAACCGCTGAAGGCTTCGCAATTCAGGAAAATCGACGGTACCATCACCCTGCTGATGACCATCGGACAGCTTTACAGCTATGAGCGATGACGGGAAATTGCGGAAAACGGGGTCAAAAATGGCCAAAAAGCCACCTTACTTATACCTTACTTATACTTACTTATACCGCCTTTTTAGTGAACATCCGTTAAATAATAGGCTCTTTTTCGCTCAAGGGTAAAACTTAGTTAATTTTCTGCGGTCGAAAATGCCACAAAAACGTGTCAAAATGGGCAGAATTACACAAAAGTCTACAAAAGTAAACAGAAGTAAACACAATTACCACTCTTTTGCCCTGTTGCAAGGGCTTGTCGGTATGGCTAAATTTGTAGGAAACATTGATAGACATGTCGAACTTAATTAGTAGTTTTTTCAGAATATTCAGACGTAGCGCTGGTGATAGCGCTGCAGCTGTGTCAAGACGTACATACTCGGGGCCGGGCATGTACGTCTTTGCGCCATCCAAGGAGCAGGCGCTTGGCATAGCGGCGGTGTATCGCTGTGTGCAGCTGCTAAGTGACAGCGTGGCCGGTCTTCAGCTTCAGTATCTCAGACGCAAGGACGACCGCTATCTGGAGGATGAAGGCAGCGCCTTCCACTATCTGCTGTCGGTGCAGCCACAGCCCGAGATGTCAATCTTTGATTTTTGGTCGGAGGCCGTTAAACAGATACTTCTCGACGGCAATGCCTACATCTATCCGCGCAGGGTGCTCGGAGAAGTCACCGACCTGGTGCTTTGTCACCGTAATACGGTGGCGCATGACGTGCTCAACGGCAAATACACCATCTGTGACCCGTACAACGCAGTATATGGCACCTTCGGCGAATCGGAGATCATTCACCTGTACATACACTCATCGGATGGCCGACATGGAGAGAGTGTCATCAGCCATGCACGACGTACACTCACGATAGCTGCAGCCGGAGACGACGAGACAGCTAACCGATTTGCCAATGGTGGTAATGTGCGAGGTATTGTCAGCAACGACAAGAGTGCTGTGGGCTTCGGCGAGTATCAGGATGACGAGCTCGAGAAGACAGCAACGGACATCGACGGGAAATTCCGCAGCGGTGACCGCATAGTCAGCCTGCCGGGGCAGGTGGACTTCAAGCAGATTTCTCTGAGTTCTACTGACATGCAGTTCCTTGAGAGCCGTAAGTTTACGGTCCGCGAGGTGTGCAGGTTCTTCGGCGTCCATCCTTCGTTTGTGTTTGATGATACATCGACCAACTATAAGTCGGCAGAGTCCGCCAACGTGGCGTTCCTGTCAATGACACTTGACCCGATACTCAAACGCATCGAGGCCGAGTTCACCAGAAAGCTTATTCCGCAGTCATTGTGCTGCAAGCGCATATTCCGCTTTGACCGCCGCGGAGTCTACTCACTGGACCTCGAAGCAAAGGCGGACTATCAGAAGAAGACCATTGAGAGCGGCGTCTACACCGTCAATGACTGGCGCCACTTTGAGAATCAGCCGTCAGTGGAAGGTGGTGACACTGTTTACGTATCGACTAATCTGGCGCCACTGGGCAGCAACAAGCTGGCCGGAGGAAACGCAGAGTAATTATATATTTACAGCAAGTTAAGGTATGAAGAAGAAAAGAACGATTGGACTGAGCGCGGGTCTGAGAATCCGCGAAGCCGCCGACGGTGGCGAAAGTCGCACCATCGAAGGCTACGCGCTGAAGTTCGGTGTGCGCAGTCGTCTTTTATGCGATTGGTGGGATAACTACTATGAGGTGCTGGAGCCCGGATGCCTGACACGCGAGACACTGGATGCCTGTGACATCAAGTTGACCATGTTCCATGACCGTCAGCTGGTGCTGGCGCGCAGTAACAAGGGCAAAGGCACTCTGAACTACGAGGTGGACAAGGTCGGTGTCAAGTTCTGGGCCGAGATGCCCAACACTGTCGACGGTGACAAGGCACTTGAACTGGTGCAGCGTGGCGACCTCGATGGCTGCTCTTTCATCTACAGCACCGACGAGGAGGACTCCGAGAACGCTGTCAGCTATGAAAAGCTTGACGAGAAGGACGAATACGGAAACAACGTATTGCTCCGCCACGTGAAACGCATAGACGCTGTCTACGACTTTACCATCACTCCGGATCCTGCCTTCGAGCAGACGGAGGTAACACGCCGAGAGGTGGAAAACGCGGGAGTGAAACTCCCGGGCGGAAAGCCGTCAGAAGATGAGCGTGAGATTGACTACGACAAGAAGCGCGAGGCGCTGAAGGCCGTCTATGAGAGAATTAACCACACCGTTTAGGTGGATAATTAGTTGAATTAATTCCATAGAAAAACATGGGAAAGTTTAATTTTCGTGAAACCTGCGAACGCATTGAAGCTATCAAGGGTCGCCTGAACGAGATGGCGGAGAATCTCGAAAGTGACAAGACACGCGAGTCGTTCACTCCGGCAGAGCAGAGTGAGCAGAAGGCTCTCTATCGTGAGCTTGACATCCTTGGGATGAAACTTAAAGCTAACACTACTACCGTTGAGGTCAATCGTCGTGAGGACATTGCGGAGGCGGACAAGCAGATTCGTGAGTGTATCGCATCAGGCAAGCGCTTCGAGTTGAAGATTGCCCGCGACTTCGCAGGCAATACTTCCGGCTATTCTGACCCGGCGTCAAGCACACTGCCGTCGCCTGTTACAATGGGTGACATCGTGAAGCCACTCTACGCTAAGACCATTCTGCCGTCTATCGGCGCTCCTTTGCTTACAGGCTTGAAGGGCAACTACACATGGCCTATCGTGGAGGCATTCGAAGCAACAGTCAATGGTGAGGCCGTTGAACTTGGCGACACTAAGATTCCTGTCAGCAAACTTACAGCTAAGCCTGAGCGCATCGGTGTGGCAGTGCCTATCACACGTGAGGCTCTCAACGAGACCGACAATCTTTTGCAGACTATCTGCACTGAGTACTTGCCGGTAGCAGCAGCCGCACTTATCAACAGGATTATGTTCAGCTCTGCCAAGGTCGACAACGCCACTAACCTTGTAGGACCGTTCGTTAACATCAAGGCAGCACGCAAGAAAACATACGCAACAGACGCTCCGGCGCTCACAGACCTTCTCTCACTGAAGAGCTTGGTTCTCGGTGCTAACATCGAGCCCGAGGGATTGTGCTACGTAATGACAGAGACTACTAAGTCTTTGCTCGAGGCTACTCCTAAATGGGACGGCGCGTCAGTGGCTGTAGTTGACGATAACGGTAAGATTAACGGTGTGCCTGTATTCTGCTCTTCTTACGTCAAAGAAGGTGACGTACTCTTCGGATCATTCAAGTATGCTCCGGTTGGTCTCTTCGGCGATTTGAACATTATCGTGGATCCTTATTCACAGTCTCGCAAGAACGTTATCGACTTTGTTCTCAACGCAGACTACGCTATCAGCGTACTCCGTGAAGAGGCATTCGCTATGCTTAGCAAAGCCGGTGCATAAGGTGATATATATCTATGAGGTTGGTTAATTGTAGATGATTATGGCAGCAGTGAGTTTAGAACTGTTCAAGAAACACGTGAGAGCCGACGACTTTGCGGACGATGATGAGTATCTGAATCATCTGCTCGAGGCGGCAGCAAGCACAGTGGTGAGCGCGACTAACAGGAGTGAAGATGAATTGAAGGAGATGGGCGGCGGTGAACTTCCGGCACCGCTCAAACATGCCATCATGATGGTCGGAGCGCACTGGTACAATCAGCGCGAAAGTGTCAGTACAACACAGATGCACGCAGTTCCCGACTCATTGCAGGCCTTAATCAAACCCTATAGGAGACTGAGTGATGCAAGCAGGGAGAATGAAGCACAGACTGAGAATACTGAAGCCTGAAACGCTGACAGACACCTATGGCTCGAAGACTACCAGGTATGTCGAGCAGCGGGTGGTCTACGCAGAGCGGGTCAAGCAAAGCGGTAATCGCAGCGAGGAGGTAGGAGAACACTTTCCTAACTTCAGCGCAGAGTTCAACATCCGCGATGTCCATCCGATAGACAATAACTGGAGGGTGGAGCAGCTGGGTGGCTATCTGTACACCGTGACTAACATCATTCCGAATTTGGACAGGGGCTACAAGACGCTGATGTGTGAACGCGTGAACGAGTAATTGCATGGAAACTACATACACGGGCAAGGAATGGACGGAGCTTCTGAAGAACCTCAGTTCAAGGGAGTTGAGAAACACCTTGAAGCGCTCTTACAGAACGGAGGCGAAGAAGGCTCTGAGCATTGCAAGACGGCAGCTGCAGGCCAGTGGCATGCAGGTGAAGGGCAACAAGGCTGACTGGACAAGAGGTGTCCGTTCCTATGTGTACAGTCGTGGCGGAGGTTTCCTCATCACCGTCAAGGCCAAAGCTTCAGTCAAGGGCAAAGGCGAAAAGTCGATGCACACCAACAGGAGGGGCGATAAGAAGCCGGTTCTGATGTGGGCTGAAGAAGGTACTAAGGTACGTACTACGAGGGCTAAAATGGGCTCTAAAAGTGGTTGGCTGCGAAGGGCTAAGGTGAAGAAGAAGGGCGCCAACAGAGGCCGGATGCCTGCTTATGGTTTTCTCGACAGAGCCGAGCCCGAAATGTTCAGGACTGTGGAGAATGACCTGGTTAAGGATCTGGGCGACGCAGTTACGGCGCAAGCACGCAAAAGCGGATTTATTTAATATTATAGATTATGGCGAAAAAGACATCATTAAGTGTAGGCGAAATCATCTGTCGGATGCTCAAGGAGGATGAAGCGGTGAGCGCGCAGGCCACGACGGTATTTCCGATTGTGACCGACGAGGCCATTCTTCCATACGTGGCCTATCGCAGAAGTGCGATGGAACACAATCCGGTGAAGACCGGAATGCCGGGAGCGGACACCGTAACCATTCAGGTGCTTTGCTTTGCCGCTGACTACGGTGGCAGCGTGCAGCTGGCTGAAGCGGTGAGGTCGGCAATAGATGGCAAAACCTATGACTCCGGAGAGCTGAGAATGCGCAGTTGCACACTCACAGGCGCGGAGGAGTACTTTGAGAATGATGCCTATACGCAAGAGTTAAGTTTTACAGTTAAAGTTTGATTGACATATGAGTGATTACATTAATGGTAGTGACCTGTTACTGAAGGTGGCAGGTAAAGCGATAGGACATTGTACTACTCACACCACTACTTTCAATTCGGAGACTAAGGACCGCGCCGTTAAACCGGTGGCTACAGCGGCTAAGTCTTCCGGACTTTGGAAGGGCAAAGGTGTCACAGGACTCAGTATCTCTATTAGTGCAGAGGGCCTTCGTTTCTACGACGAGACCGAGAACGGCTTCGACGAGATTTCAGCTAAGTGGGGCGCAGGTCAGAGTGTCGAGGTTGAGGCATTCCGCAGAGAGGAAGATGATAAACCGTACCTCAAGGGTAAGTTTGTTATCGCTTCTATCGAGGAAAGC